TCCAGTAACATTATCATAAAATTGATGTACTGGTATAGTTATACCACTTGTAGGTAAATTTACAGTACCTTGAGCATGAGACCAATTAGAAGCAGCAACAGCAAGACTACCGCATGAAATTCTTTCTCTACCTTTTACTTCATCTCCTGCAGTAATAAAAGAGCATGAGTATAAAGGATCTAAAGGATCTTCGGTTACATTAGAGTTATTAAACTCACCTGTCATTGGTTGTATTCCCCAATCTAACCATCTTTCTCCTTGAATAGTAGTATGAAATACATTTTCTCCTGGACTAGGAGTATTAGGAACATTACCTGATGGAGTTGCAGTTACAGGAGTAAATCCAGGTTGTTGATGCAACCAATCCATAAGTGCAATATAAGCATTTTGTATTTGAATCTGTCCTAAAGATGTGCCATCGTAATAAACATAGATCAAAGTATTTTCATTTACTTGGACCATATTACATTCTTCTGGCTTTTCACTTGGAATCCCATCCATACACAGAAATTTGGCATCTATTACATTACCTGTTTGATCTCCTATATTTGTGGGTTGAATAGGACATGGTATTCCTATATCACCATTACCATTATTATAAGATATAGATTTTACCTTTCCACCTGCTATAATATTTAGGTTTTTACAATCTCCTTGGAATTCTATACCGCAAGACCCTAATTCAGAATTATTACCGTTTTCTTGATTACTAGTATTAGCTAAATTAAGTTGATTATTACTATTAGCTAAATTAAAAGAAAGGCATTCTGCACATTGATGTTTTTCTATAAGATTTGTTAAAGCAAACTCTATTTTAGAAAGATTAGCTTCTTCTCCTTCACAATCTTTTATCATATATAACTGAGCTAAAAGAGACTCAGTTAATCTAAAATCTTCTATAATTTTTGTATTATCTGTACCAGGACAAGACTCACTACAATCTGTAATGAGTTTTCTAGAAAGATTTTGTAATAGACAATATGCTAAGTCAATTGCATTCATGTAATAGAAGTTTAAAATGAATTATATCAGACCTCTAAGAGTCTGTAAATAGGTATTGACAAAGGGAAACCCTCCGAAGAGGATCTCCCTGTCAAAACCAATTAACTTCTATTATACTAGAGCAGTTACTGTAGCAGCGTTACCCGCAGGTACAGCTACTATGATTTCTTGTACATTAAGTGAAGGATTCAAAGTTGCAGCACTAGAATTTAGTTCATTAATAACAAGAGTTACAATATCGTACTGACCATTAGGATCAATTGGGCCATTAGACTCAAATGTACCGTAAGGGAATGGAACACGATATACACCAAATTTACGCTTGTAACCTTCAGCCCATCGAGCGAGGTTAGCTACTTGGTAAGGCTCACCAACTGCGAATTGAACTTCTTGATCAACTGTAACGCTAGAACCATTACAATCAAAACCTCCAAGAAGACCTACATGAAAATCCAATACAGTTTGAGTAAGTGACATTGGATCTTGTCCACATACTACAGCTTTAGGATCTGAAGTTTGTCCTTGAATACTAAGAGTTAAATCATCACATACATCTTCTGCTGAAATTCCATTAGCAGGATCTGCTACAAACTCAGCATATGTTTCAAAATCTTCTTTAGTAACCAATGCAAATGTTGGAAGTCCAGCAGCTACTGCAATAGTCTCAGAAACTCCAGCAGCAAGTACAAGACCTTCAGGATCCTTATTGATAGCAAGTACTAGTCCTTCAATAAGATCTAAACAGCTACCTGAAGGGCATGCAGTATCGCAAGGATCGCAGCAATCAGTTGTATAGCTGAATGTTTTAATAAGATCATTATATCCGTAAGCTTTTGCAACAGCTTCTCCTTCAAATCGAATTTTAAGCATGTATTCAGTTTCGCAAGAAACTTTACCTACATTAATAGATACAATTTTGTCTAGAGCAGGCTGGTAAGTAGCTACTGAACCTCCGCCTCCACCAGGTCCGTTCAAAGTAAATGCATCTGAAACGATAGGAGTAGTTGCAGTTCCTAGAGCGAAGTGAAAGAAAGGAGTTGATACGTTATCAACATTGTCAATAGTAGTATTAGCACCTCCTTCAATAACAACAAAATCTCCAGCAGCTACAGAGCCAAGAGCAGTACCAATAGTAGCATTACCTTGGTCTGCAATAAAAACTTGTTTTACACTTTTCATTTTTGTTTAGTTTTAAAGTTTAACATTAATTATTCATTCATACTTGTTTTTGCCATTTTTACTTGATATCCTGGATGATTGATATCTCCCGCAGCAATCAATGTAGCAATATCTACGATTTCTCTATGAGCATGTTCTGGTAGCTCACAATCTTGGTTTGTTGCTATCAATGATCCGTCAGGAAGATTATACTGTCCTCCAACCCCGTCAGGAAAGGCAATCCTTGCGGGCTCTCTTAAGTAATCAAGAATAAAAGACGTAACCGTAAAACTTCCATCAGTATAACCGAATATTCTATTGGCATCGGTTGCTAAATTAGACAGGGTACCATATACAATAGGTATTTCTCCCCATTCATAAGAAGGATTATAGTTTGGGTCTGATAAACAATTACTCAGATCATCATGTTGTGTCGGTTTGCATATTACGGTCTTATCTCCACATGAAGCTTTATTTACTACAGCTTGAACTCTTATAGCAAATATGTAATCAGTAGGTAAAGTTCCGTCATATGAAACTGGATCTAAGATAACCTGAGAAGCTGGCAATGAAATATTTTTCATCACCAGGTTTCTCAAATCATCTATTCTTTTTTGACTTCCTTCAAAGCCTTGTTGAGTGATATTATTAATACCATAACGTTGTTTTAGGAAAAGCTCCTGAGCTTCATTCAACAACCAATCGATCTCAGGGACCTGAAAATCTCTATAGTCATTGCTATCAAGTTTATTGAACTTGATCTTGAAATCATAATGCATTTCCTGAACAGTCATTATACTCTAGCTTTTAGGTCATCAGTTAGTTTAATAAATAGTTCTTGATTCTTAGGATTAAGTAGATAATCTACTGTACTGTCGTAATCAAATCCTATTTGTTGGTCATTATATAGGTAAGCAGTTCCTTTTGTCCTTAGAATACCTTTGTTCTCTAGATCAAAGATCAGAGCTTTGGTTTTAACTTCTTCAGGAGACATAGACGCTACTTCTATAAATCTCTTAGGTTCGTCTTCAACGATCTCATAAAGTTTTGCATATGAGAATTCTTCTGAACTACTATCAGCAGCTCGTCCAAATACTTTTAGAAGGTCTACACGTTTAGAATGAGACAGTTTAGAGAAAAGTTGATTTGCTTTAGCTTTAACCTCAGCAGTTCTTGCTTTTTTCTCTGTTTCCTGTTGCTCATCATAGATAACGTACTTAGCATAAGGCCATTTACCTTCATCATATTCTTTTTGAGAGTTGGCAACATATTTACTGGCTCTCATAAGTGAAATTTGAAGCTCTTGAAATGGAATCTTTGTATCAAAGATCATTGTCTTGTCTTCAAGCTTTACTTTAAATGTTTGCCAGTATTTATTGGTATCTACTGCCGAAAGATCAACTCCTAACAATTTAGAAAGTCTTTCTTCCGCTTTTCCATCCAAGCCTGTTGCAAGTCTTCCAAGAGAAGAATCAAAAATAGCCTGAATTATATCAGAAGTACCTTGAAATTTGGCACGACCTACTTTATGTAGGCCATGCCATCTTTCTTTAATGATTGGTTTTACATATACAAGATTTTTAGCACTCATTTATGTAATAGTTTTAGTGATTAATTATTGCAATCCAAGAATAAGTTCTCCACATCGGGTAACGTCATCGATCTGGATACCACACTGATCGTGAACGATCATAGTGTAAGCATCTTTAGCGTTTGACATCAAGCCTCCTTTGTTTGGTCCGTAAGGAGTTTGAAGACCTGATACATAACCCAATTTGTAACCATTTTTCTTGCTTACGTATTTGATGTTTGCTTCACCGCCTGCATTACCGAAATCAAGGAAAGTAAATCTCATTGATTCTACTGGTACTTGCAATGATGGGTGAATAATATGATTGATCTCACGGTCATCGTACAATGGATTGTGACGAAGAGTAAGAGTAATACCGTTAGGTCCGATATATTTTACAAACTGACCACCGAAAGCAAGGTTTCTACCTTCTCCTGTAATGAATTTAGAATCCACAGTAAGGAAAGGAGCAGAAGCGTTTGACATAGCTTGGTGGAAAGCAAGCATACCGTATTCACCTGTATAAGCAACAATATCACGATTTGACATATCAACACGTCCGAAGAAAATATCTAGAAGATATTCACGGATCAAGTCTTCAGTCAAAGTATTGTATACGTGTACATGCGAATCTTTTAGCAATTCCTGAACACCAGGTCCAGTACGTGCAGCTCGTCCATTAGCACCAGCTACTCCGTTTGCCATTTGACCGTACCAAAGAATACGCTCTTTTTCTTTATACCATTGAATCCAATATTCAGACTCAGCATACTTCAACCATTTGTAGTCTTTGTATACTTTACCTTCTGAATCCATAAGAGCAACTACAAGAGCCTGATTAGCAGCATCTCGAGTAATTGAGTACTCTTTACGAAGTGTAGAAAGTTGAGAACGAAGTTTCATCGGCATAGCGTAAGTAGTAGAACCAGATTGGTCACCACCTTCTTCGTATACTGAGAACATTTTACTGAACTGTACACCTACAGCTTGCTGAGCAGCTACCAAAGAAGCGGTAGGATCATCATTTTGTAGACGACATGTATAAGCATAGCCACCTCCTGATGGAGAAGGACCTGATTGGATACGTATCAAAGTACGCTCAGTTCCTGCACTAGGAGAAATAACATCTCCTGGCTTAAACCAGTCTTCATCCAAAGTAAGAGTAAAAGCTGTGTTACTGATTCCATTTCCTACTGCAGCAGCGATAGCTGTAAGAGGGCGGGTAGAAGCTCCCATTAGCTCCCATTCCCAATCGAATGATTCGATTTCAGAAGTTCTTCCTGCACCTTTGGTCATAGCTGTCAGAGGGTTATCCGCTAGACGAGAAGCAGTAAAAACTCTGGTCAATACTTTGTCAAATTTATGAGGTTCTGCCAAGAAAGCAGCACCCAAGTGATTTGTCTCAGTAAAGTTAGCATGCCAAGGACGAGTAAGAACGGTCAATCTTGATTGTGTGTTCATTTTTCGTTAGTTTTAAGGTTTGACACTATTATTAATTATTGATAAAAATTTACTTATAAATCCCAATCAGATCCTTTTGAGGATGTGGCTGGTTTTTTTCCTCCTCCAAACTTAGCTTGAGTACCTGTTTTACTCTTACTATGTTGAAGTTGTTCTCTTAGTTTAGAAGACAAATTAGATTCAGATTTTTTCTTTACAGGATCTAAATTATAATTTGTCATTCTCAAATAAGCTTTCAATACAAAATCTTCAAGATTCTGAGAAGCTTTCATTTCATCTGCTTGATATTGAGTCACATATTGAGGACCTTGTGGACTATCTATCTTTACAGTTGGTTCTGTCATATAAGTAAGAAGATCTTTCTTGGCCTTTCTTGTCAAGGGGAATCCTTTAATCTCTTCTGATTCCTCTACCAAACTTGAAATGTTGGTAAGTACCTCTTGACGTTGTTGTTCTTTTGCCTTTTTTTCCTCTTCTCGCCTAATAGCTAGATTTTCTTTTTGTTTTTTAGCGTAAAAAGCAAGACGCTCTTTTGCTTTCTCTGCTTGTTTTTCAAGTTTACCAAGATCTGC